GATAAAGCGTTTCCAGTCATCGGCTCTGCCGATTTGCCCGGCAAAGAATGACTGCAATCCGCGTGCAGTGTGATTCCCGGTTCCGATAGTGTGCCGCTGATGGCGCGTGCCTACCTTTGCACCATCATCAACAATCAACCGAAATGGCACGCAACAAATATCACCAAATCCTCGCCCGGATTCTTGACAACGGCAGACACCAGGTCAACAAGAAGGGCAATATAACGTACCTTATCAACGAGCAGCTCTCGCTTACCCCGGCCGACCTGCTTGAAATTTTCGAGGGACACGGACTGGCCCGCAAGAAGCTCCGCTCCGAACTGAGGCTCTTCATGAGCGGCGAGCGTTCTGTGGAGAAGTACCGCGAGGCCGGCATAAACTGGTGGGACTACTGCGGTTCGATCCTGGTCAACTCCTACCCCACCTATTTCGAGAAGCTCCCGCCGCTGCTCGCCAGGATCAATACAGAGCGTCGCCCGTCAAAGAACTATGTGCTGTTCCTCGGAGCGACCGAGGCAGAGAGCAACCAGGCCCCATGCCTGTCGCTCGTTCAGTTCCAGATCGAGGACGGCGAACTGGTGGTGTCCGCCTACCAGCGCAGCTCCGACGCCAACCTCGGACTGCCGGCCGACATATACCACCTCTACCTCATGGCCCGGCACATCGACTTCCCCCTCAAGTCAATCACGCTGTTCCTGGGCAACGTGCATGTGTATGACAACAATATAGACAGTACCCGCCGCCTCCTTGCCGGGGAGGACAGCGTTAAATTCGAGCTTAACGTATGAGCCGCCTTTATCTGTCCGCACCGCTGCCCTTCGTGGGTCAGAAGCGCATGTTCGCCAAGCATTTCATCGAGGTCATCAAGCAATATCCGGCCGGCACGGTGTTCGTTGACCTTTTCGGTGGCTCGGGGCTGCTCTCGCATATCACAAAGCATTTCCACCCGGAGTCGCGCGTAATATATAATGACTTCGACGACTACCGGCTGCGCATCGCCAACATCCCCCGTACCAACGCCCTGCTCGACCGTATCCGGCCCATCGCCTCGCAGTTCCCACGGCATAAGCCTGTGACCGGCGATGCCCGCGACAAGATCTTCAGGCTGCTCGAGCAGGAGCTGAAGGAGAACGGCTATCTCGACTTCATCACACTGTCGTCGTCGCTGATGTTCTCGATGAAGTACAAGCTGAGTATCCCGGAGATGCGCAAGGAGACGTTCTACAACAATGTCCGCAAGGCCGGATATGCCGAATGCCCGGAATATCTCGCCGGGCTGGAGATAACATCGTGCGACTACCGAGACCTTTTCGATCAGTTCAAGGACACGCCGGGCGTCGTGTTCCTGGTCGACCCGCCCTATCTATCCACCGATGTCGGGACCTACCGCATGTACTGGCGCCTCGCCGACTACCTCGATGTGCTGTCGGTGCTGTCCGGCCATAATTTTGTATATTTTACCTCCGAGAAATCGTGCCTCGTGGAGCTGTGCGAGTGGATGGGGCGCAACCCGTCGCTCGGCAACCCGTTCGAGCGGTGCAGCCGCAGGGAGTTTAACGCGACCATGAACTACAATGCCCGCTATACGGACATCATGCTGTTCACCACACCCGACCTCCCTGCCGTCGATGCCGTCTGAGGCCGTTTTCTCGCCCATATATCGCCAAGAGAGCCGCAACCCGATAAAGGATGCGGCTCTCTGTTTTCTTTGCGACTCGGCGCGTTTATGTGGCCTTATTTCAGATGACGGAACCCGACGCAAGTATAGGTTTCTATGTTCTCGACAATATCCTCGTGATTATGGTTGGTGGCGGAGCTGTCGATGTCGAACTCCATGAAGTTCTCGCCTTTCAGTCCGGCAAGCTGCTCATGAATCTTGTCAAGCAGCCGGAACTCGCCGATGTTTTTCTGTTCAGCCCAGTCGGTCACCACATGGAGGTTGATCAGTGGCTGCGCCCGGTATTCGACTCCGGGCACGACGGCATGCCACTTGAAAGGCACAAATTCGATGAACACTGCCGGGCGTGGCCATGGTGCCTCCTGCTCGAGGAACTCTACATTATGGTTCCATAGGTCGATGTGTTTGATCGCACGGAGATACAGTTCGTCATCCATGTCTGCTTCGTCCGGGCGTTCATAATACTCTCCGGCGGCATTGATGCACAGTGCCTCAAGCCGGGTTTTAAGTTTGCGGTATAATTCCTCTCTCATTTGAGTTGTTTTTTAGCTTCAAAATACATTTTTGTGAGTTTAGAGTTACCTCCCATGCGGAATACGCTTTTAACCATTGTTTCGGATATATCATTGCGCCAGTAGTTGGATAGAGCCTCACAGGAGATGGCATTGGCAAAATCCCATAGCACTTCCTGATTGTGTTTTTTGCGAGAGGTTGATTTCTCTCGTATGAACTCTTTCCATTCCTTGAATGAAGTCGGGATTCTTAATGTTATAGTTTTCATTTAATATTGAAGTCTATATTGTTGATGTACTCGTTAAGGTTCTCCTCGATGATTGCCCGGACTGCGGCCTCCACCTCGGGTGACGCACCGAGGAATTTGCGCTGCGGTATCCTGATGGTCGCACCTACTTTCATGAGCGCCATCGCTTTCCAGAAGTCGGCCTCGGAGGATAGCTGACTGTTCTTTTTGTCTTGCCGGAGTGAGCCATCCTTTTTGCGCCCGAAGGAGCCGGTAGCGGCATAATACTTGTGCCAGAAGAAGCCTTTCATTTTGGCAGTCACCTTGATTTCGCCGCCTTCGTTATGAATGGCTGCTGCCGGATGATCGGACAGGAACACGATGCTGCTCTCGCGTATCTCGCTGCGGACGCTCTGCCTCAGACCGCCGGAGTCAACCAGGATAAGGCCGCCCGGGCGCGTCGGACTTTTACGCCGCTGCCATGCCTGGCTGAAGAATGCCTGTCGCTCGAAATTCTGGTCGAATTCGTCGCCGAGCTCCACCTGTATGTCACGCAATATGCTCTGAAATATGGCGCGTGTCTGCTGATCAAGGTCGCTCATCGGATTCCTGATTTTCGGGGTTGTCGCCCATAAAGTCAAAAAGGCTCGGCATGTCGGACGCCACGACCGGGGTTTCAAGCCCTGCCGTGGCGTTCATTATGTTGTAGAAGGTGCGCTCACTGATGGCATAAACCGGATATATGTACCTGCGCCATATCTCCCGGTTTGACAGCCCGCTCCTGGCGTGCCGGTCATATATCCGGTTTATGTCCTCGACGCGCTTCCTGTAGGACATGCCGCGCGATTTTGCCATTGGCTCTACATGATTTTTACTGGTCCGTGTGTCGGTTTAGGTCGGTATGGCCGGATGTCGAGCGTCGTCACGCTGCTCACTGTTACCCGGCCGCTACCCTCGCACTGGGGGCATCTTGCAGGATGCCTTTGCGGTGCCTCGGTCTGCTGAATCCCGGTGCCGTGGCACTCCTTGCACACCGCCACCCGGGGCGGTCGTCTGATCTCCTTGTTCATGCCGCACCATCCTCTTTTTTTGGTTCGACAAAGAAGGTTTCGTCCTGGGTGACCATGATTCCGCATCGTGAAAGGTTAGCGGCGACCGTCTCGTCCTCGCGGTCTGCAAGGAGTTTGTCCTTGGCTATCTCCTCGGCGGTACGGATATGCCCGGGCAGAAACTCCTTCACGAGCTGAAGGGCACTCGCCCATGTGAAGCCTTTTAGGGTCTTGAGCTTCGGAGTGCCGGTGCGGAACCCTATGGTGCCATGCACCATGTCGAGGCTCTTCTTCTTGCTGAAAAGTTCGGCCTGGTTCTCGGTGGCGTAGGATTGGAGAGTCTCGAAGGCTTCATCCTGAATGGTCTGAAGTTGCGAGAGTCGCTCCTGGTGTTTCTCGCGGTAACGGGCGCACTGGAGTTCGATGTCCGCTGTGATTTTCGCACGTTCTGCGTCTGCCTTTGCATAGACGGCAAAGGCTTCCTCGGCCGCATCCTTGGATACGCCGGTAATGATGGTTTTCTTTACTCTTTTTGCCATATCTTTTTTGTTTAATGGTTGATTACTGATTATTCTTTATAGGGCACTTCCTCTATCTCGTACCATTCGACGTCGGGATTCTCGAGTCCGAAAAACTCTATCACCTCCTCGCGGTCACTGTAGCCGATGTATTCCGGAGTGAGTATATGTCCGGTTGTGCGTTCCTTGAGCCTTATCTTCCAGTGTCGTTTTTTCATGATTCAATGTGTTCAATTTTTTGAATACGGTAGCGCAGGAAGCCCCACATTATATGCGGTGGATGGTGTATCGGCAGCGGTTGACCGACCTCGAACAATCCCGGATCATTTACCGGGATCATCGCACCTCGCCATATATCAGCCTGATAGGGCTGTACATCCACTACCATGCCGTTTTCGTCTGTATAGAGGGTTGTGAAATCCTGACCGCAATCCTCCAATGTTATTTTTATCTGTTCCATATTCTTTATGCCTGGCCGATGCCCATGGGGATGATTATTACTTGTTGCCGGGACTGACGCTCCTTGGACTGCTGCGGCATTTCCACTGGCTTATGGCGGATGCCGCCTTTGCGCTCTATGCTTTTGAGCTTGCGCCGCAGTTCCCGGTGTTCGTCGGCGGTGATATGGTAAAACTCCTTGCCGATTATCCGGGTGTCGCGGCATAGGAGGTTGACACGGCCCCAATCGGTGGTGTCGACACCCATCTGCTGCATGAGCTTGAGGGTTTTGCTGCGCTCTTTGCGGAGTTCATCCTGTCCACCGGCTTTGCGCTCGAGATCGGTGCAGCACCGATCGTACTCGGTCCGGGTCATCTCCCGGAGGCTGTCGGTACGTCCGTCGGTGTATTGGTACACCAGGCTCTTCTTGACCTCGTCGCGGTCGCCTATTGGATTGAGTGCTCTGACTGCGGTGTAGAACCGCCCGAAATTATTTACTTCCTGTGCCATATTCGTTTATTTTAAGTTCGGTTTCCAGTCTATAGTCACCATTGCCACCACCTCGCCGGTGCCCATGCAGTCCGGACATTCCTCGATCCACGGACCTTCAACAGTATCATATCGGAATTCTCCGATGCCATTGCAGTATGGGCATACCATCGGTGCGGTCATAAACGCCTCCTTGTGAATCCGACCGTCAGGCTCGATGATTATCATTGTCCGTTTCTTGCTCATATTATCCGATGTTGTTTGAGGTTCTTAAAATTCCTTCTTCCCACACCACATAGTAGGCTTCGGGATTGGCGGTGAATCGGCCTTGGCAATATGCCTTGTAGCCTGACACACGGATTTTGATTCCGGCTTTGTATTTCACTCTTCCCGCAGGCTTGCCTGTGGGTTGGCCTTTATACTCCTGGCTAATGAAGATGAAACCCTTGCGGTGGAACCGGGTAATCAGAGCCTCGACTTCCTCGTAAGTCAGCTTGCTATCCTGAAAACTGTCGATAATTACAAACTTGGCGCTCTTTGGCCGGCGCAGCCTCTCCACAAGATCATCGTAGGTGTCACCGACGACTGTCCGGAACCGACCCTGCACCTCGTTCATCTTTTCGCGCTTGAGGCGTTCCTGGAACGACATGCTGACACCTTCCTCGTAACTCAGATACAGCACAGTTCCGTAATTGCACAGTTCCTTTGCCAACTGCATCACGAAACTGCTCTTGCCGGAGGCAGATGCGCCGCTGATGAACCATGTCTCGTTCACCGGCACCTCCCCGAAGGGGACACTCCATTTCGGTCCCCACGGCAGGGTCTTGTAGGTCTTGGCAAGAACCTCTTTCGGACTGTAGGCTCGTTTAGCCATTGTTATTGGGGGATTCGGTTGTCATCAACTCAGCTACTGCAGCATCGGCAATTGCAACAGCCCTCTTCGCAATCTTTTCAGGGGTAGGATCTCCTTCCTTATCAAAATGCCACGGCATCATTAAAGCTACCTGAAGAGCAGCCTTGGTAAGTTCAAAGCGACGTTCATCCCAGTCTATCTCGTGGTTTCGTTGACGGCGGTTCATCTGAACTACCGCGTCCATATATTGCATTTCAATTTTTGTCAGCATAGTTCTTATTTTTTAGTTGATTCATAACACCATCCTATCATTCTATTAAAAGGCAGCGCAATACCGTGTATAGTTCCGAATATTCCGAAATCGCCTTCTTCATCTACCTCTCCGTCAGAATAGCCGGTATAAACCTGCCAGTTATCCATGACAAACATAGCTTTCCGATTTTTGTCAATAGCATGGAAGTCAGTGGGTGATTTTAGTACCCGGCGACGACCGTTCTTGAACGTGGCTGTTATTTTCATACTCATGGCTCATTGTCTTTTAAGTTTTTCGATTTCGGTATATACTCGCCGGAGTCCGCCTCCGCTTCTCCTGGCAATGTCAGCCGGATCAACGCCGGCCGGGGCGTTCAGCTTGGCCACAGCCCGTGCCTGCCCCATCAGGAACCGCGCCCTGTCTTTGCCGTCGTCGGGCGACACCTTGCTGTAGCGGTCACCGTACCGGCTGAGCATCTCGGTGTAGCCGACCTTCCGGCACTCGATTGAACGGTTGATCTTCTCCTTGAGTCCGTCGGCCCCCATCATGTACCATGCGCAACACCGTTCGGTGGCGTTCCACAGTGCCTTCAGTTCGAGGAAGGCTTCATACTGGAGATCGCCGGCCTCGTCGAGTATGATCAGCGGATTATCTATCGAGCGTAGATAATACACGAGGTCATCATAGACATCCGAATACCGGCCCCGGCTGTTGGTTCCGAACTCGGCCGCTATCTTGCGCACCAATTTCAGTTTGGTCTTGACCTGGGAACAGTCGATATAGACGGCATTGGGATGGGTCTTGACATAGTGCCGGGCAGTGAAGGTCTTGCCGATATTCGGGATATCGCAGAGGATTCCGCTCAGACTGCCGGTCTGCGCCAGTTCAAGCTGGGTCATGATGAAGTCGAAGGTTTCAGTCCTGGCAATCTTCCATTCTATCTCGCCTCGCAGACTCACGCCGAGCTTCCGGGCGATGCTGATCCAGTTGGCATCGCTGAGCACGCGGTCGGTCTGGCCGTTCTTTATGGCACTGTAAACCGAGGTGGTGACACCGAGGGAGGCGGCATGCTTGGCATCGCTCGGATAATTGCCTCGGTTGGCTCTTATCGCCTCGGTGATCTTGTTTTTGATGTCTGTTGTAATCATATTCTAACAGTGTTATAATGTCATTAAAATGCCTGTGCAGCCCTCTCCTTCGCGCTCATGGCGGGCATGTATTCGTCCATGAAATCATCATCGTTGACTGTTGTGACGGGCATCTGAATCACTTCTTCAACGTCGGGTTCCGGCTCCTTGCTCCGGGGAGCGATTCCAAGTCGGGTGATGGCGTTCCTGTCAAGGTAGACCTTGAACTGCTCTATCTTCTGCATCTGCCGGGCGAACTTCGCCTTATCCTCTTCTGTCTGCTCTACCATGACGCGGTTGAAGGTTTCTACCTTCTCTACTTTGTCAAGGTAGCGGTCGCCTTGGTAGATATAGACATCCTGCGCCTCGCCGTTCTCATCGGGCAGATAGTAGGCAGTGACCTTGTAGTTGTTCGGCTTGAGCCAGCCAAGCACCTCCGGGGTGCTGAGCCACCAGTCGGCGTAGCGCACCTTGACGGTGGAGTGCCGGCGGATGCTTGTTTCCACCTTCATGCCGAGATAGCGCGCCAGTGTCAGTTCGTCGTATGGCCGCAGATTCGGGTTGATGTTGGATATAAGCACTTCCCACCGTGTCATGCCGGGATAGGTCTTTTGATCGGGGTGCAGGGTGTTGTTCCACTCCAGGTTGTCTGCCCGGTCGTTGGCCACCATCTCCTCGAAGGTGTAGTATCTCTTATCTTCCCATAGGGCGTTGGTGTCGTCGCTGACTTTTTTCTGGTAAGTGCGCCATTTGCCCTTGCCGTAGAAGCGGCC